GCTTCACGGAAGAACTCAAAATACTTTTCTGAAAGAGGACGATAGATATTTTCAACAATATCAATATCGTGCTTTTTCATAAACTCAATGGCTTCTGTCATCGCATGGATCATCCATTCACCAGGAGTGTCTTTTTTATACTTTTTTACAAGTTTATCTGTACCCTCTTCACCAGCGCCGCCTTGCTCCATAACAGATGGATGTAAAGCAAACCCACCTTGTACTTTGTGCTCCTTAAAATCCATCGCGTACATTGTATCAGAAATACCTGCAGTGAACTGTTCGGATAGCATATTTTCAAATTTTTCGTTTACTGATTCAGCTCTGTTTTTTGCTCTTGTGTCACGCAAACGAGCACGATCTAGCATAGAGTCGTGTTTTCTTTTATCAGCTTGTTTTTCTCTTTTGATGGCTTCTTTAGCTCTATCTTCCTCTTCGTTTTCACGAAGGTCTTTATCAGTGGTATGATAAGTCTTGCCTTTTGTGATGTATGAGTTTACACGAGCATAAGCCCACTGCTGTGGAGTAGTGCCAGGCCTGTGTCCAGTTTGCCAAGCGGCCATACCACGATCATATACTTTTTTCAAAATCGAGTATGGTATACCAGATTTTTCTGATTTTTTCTTAAGACCTTCCAGAGCCTTTTCTTCAATATATTGCTCTGCCATAAAGTTATTAAATGCGGCATTAAAATCTTCGCCGTACATCTGCCTGTATTTCTTTGTATGTACTGATGGTTTAGTCTTAGCCGTAGCGTCACCGGGTGCTGGCTTGTATCCACGTGGATCATCATCAGCCATTGGACCATGCTTTTTAAAATGTGCATCTCTTTTCTTTTTAGTGGAGACTGAGAGACCGGCGTGATATTTGGCTGGCTGACTTCCCTTGCGGTGACCGATATCAGGATCTTCTGCTTCTTTCACATCATCAGCTTGACTCATGCGCCGTAGTTTGTCTCTCATTTTTGCCAGCATGCTTGGATCATCTTGAGTGGCATCAAGAAGTCGTGTCAATAGCTTTAGCATAAATGGCCGCAACTTTGGATTTTTGAGAGACTTCTCGCCACCCTTTAGAGCTCTGATGACAAGATTTCTTTCGGTAGGATCTCTAAAAGCCTGTCGGAGTATTGTAATCAGTTTTTGGTTTGTTCCCTCGTCTTCTTCTTCCCAAATGAATTCTTCTTTTTTATAACTTTCACTCCATGGGTGTGCTGCACGAGTATTTTTCTTAGCAGCTGCTTTAGATGATCTCATACTTTTTAGTCGTTCCATCTCACCTTTACGAACTTTAGGTAACAGTCGCTTGGCTATCTTGCCGACCATGGCCATTTTTTTCTGGATGATTCTATCGACTTGCATCTTTGCACCTGGTGCAAGCGATGCATAATTTGCTCCCTGTTTACCAGCAAATCTTTTTCTCAGTAACTTGATTGCGGCCTTACGAGCTCTTCTTTCAAGTCTCGGTCTATCAGCCATTCTCATCTTACGTATCTTACGCATGCGAGCCATACGAGGAGCAAGTCTTTTCATACGACGACCAATAGCCATTCTCTGCTGTACTGAAAGTGGTTTACGTACCTCTTCAAGATATTCCTCAAACTCTTCATCAATTTCTAAATCTTCATCGAGTTCCTCGAGGTCGGTCATTTCAACAAAGGCGTCTAGTTCCTCGTCGGTAAAATCAAAATCAGTTTCATCCCATTCAATGGCTTCATTTGTAGCGCCCATTACGGATCGGATCTTATCATACATATCTTTCTTTTCTTTTTCGGACATTGATCGAGGTGTCCCCTTTTTAAATGAATCGTAGTCACCAGACTGTGCTGCGGCTCTCATCTTCGAGGCTGACATGCCAGACACACCTTCTGCATCCGGATCACGGGCACCAGCCGACACGATTTCAAGTTTATCGAACTTGAAATCTTTACCATTATACCTATTGAGAAATGTTTTGAATTCATTCAGTCGATCTGAGCCCACGACAAGAGTCACTTCAGTGTGACCCATCTTCTCAAGCTCTTGCATGACTTGAATGATAGTTTTTGAATTTGATTTGGTGACTGACGTACCAAAAGCCTTGCGAGCAATTTCATATTTGGTATTATAGTCGAGTGGATTCTTTTTCTTATCCTGCGTATGCGTAATATAAACATGAGGCATTGCCCCACGCTTTTTGGCTTCCGCTTTGACTTTGTCAACTAATTTTTGATGGCCGACCGTGGGAGGATTCATACGCCCCCACGTAATAACTGTTTTTGACATCCGAGTTTTCCTTAGACTTATCGGTTTATTTTTTATTATTTATAAAAAATTATTTTTGCCAGCCCTTAATTATCTCCGGTGAGAAGTTCGCCTTACTGAATTCAAGGCGATCGACAAGTTTAACCGCACCACCTTTTAATTTATCAATAGCAACAAAACCTTCCTGTCTTGTTACCTGAAAACCATTTGCTGTCCTTAATAGGGTATCAAGTTCCTGTGTCTTGTCAAACTGTGCTATGACCATACCCTTTGCTTCTACGAGGACCTTCATGAGCTCAAACATAGCAATGAGTTGACTCTTATTCATGATGACTTTCTTAACGAGATTATCTCTGCGCTGCTTCCATTGCTCTTTAGCTTTATCAGTTTTCTTTTTGTCGATTTCTTTTTGAAACCAATCATTAAGGTACTGGACAAGCCCCGTGGCCATCGTACCAGACGCAGGAAAGTTTGATCCACCACGGATATATGTATTAACAAAAGTCATTGTCTTCTGACGCAGTTCTTCGTCGGCTACAATCATTCGGAATGCATCACCATCGACTGTGCGGAATAACTTACCTGCATTACTCAATAGCTTATCAAACGCAGCGGATTCCTTTGCGTTGAATAGTGCCTTACCCGACACGTCTCGGTACGTGGCATCGTCCATCCAGATGGTAGAGGGTGCTCTAAACTTGCTGGCAATCTGTTTACCGAATGATGCACTCATATTTTGAATCGTACTGCCAGTATATGTTGTGTGCCATACAACACCTATCTTCGCCCTTGCAATTTTCTTTCCGAGTGGTGTGTTTACGGGAACTGCATATACAATCGTGTTGGGCTGAAACGTGTAGTACTTCTGACCATCAATAGTCTCTACTTTGACATCACCCTTTGTAAACATCATATCACCCTGGTATACACCAGACTTGATGCCGAGCTTTGAGAACTCAGCGAGTGCTACCTTGAACTTCTTGGCAAGGTCACCCTTGAGCTCTTTGTCAATGTCAGCATTCGTCTTGTACATCTTAGGGGTCTTAGCGAACAGACCCTTCTTTGCCACAAAGAACTTACCGTCTGCTGGATCGACACCGGCAAAGATAGCAGGAGCTCCATCCCACTTCACAGTGATGTCGACAGCAGAGGATGCATTACCCTTCAGCATATCTCTTAGATCACGAAGGAAGTTAATTGCCTGACGAGTACCATTAACACCACCAAGGAACAAAAGCTCCTCGATGTGAGTCATATGAGTGTTCTTTTCTTCGACGATGAATGTTTTGAATTTGATCATTACTTATACCCAAACAATTCTAATCCAGAGGTTCGAACGATTTTAGGTTCATATTCAAAAAAATCTAGGACATACTCAAGACCTTTTTTTACAAGAGCTTTTACTTTACCCCAAACCTTTACAAATATTTCTTTGAACCAGTTTTTAATTTTCCCAAACAATGTAATTTCATCAAGATTTTCTTCAGTCAATAATAACGACTCGTAAAAACCCTTTGTTTCTTTTTCCATAAAAGTTGTAAAATTTTCTTTGAGATCTAATCTAAATGATCCAGAAGAAGATCCCATACCTTGAGCGTTAACCTTTGAACCCGTTGGTGTTTTAGGACTTATACGAATTTTTACTTTTTTTGCTAAACTCTCACAGTATGCAGACGGAATACCTTTTCCATCTGATAACCTGTTAATTTTATTTTTTGTGCCTGTTTTTGGATCAAATTCAACAACCCAATTTGAATAAGCAAACTTATCTGGTGAAAATTTAGTTTCTCCTGTAGCAGCCTCGTAAACAAAATATTTCGCAAATTCTTTATTGGTTTGGAAATAATTTTGAAAGAATGGTTGTAGTTCTTTCATCTTTTGTTTCCAATCAACAAATTGTTTCATTTCCTCTTCGTATTTCTTTTTATCTATAACCACCGTTATGTCTTTTTTAGAAGTCGTTTTTATATCTTGTCGTTGTGGAATAATTTTACTTTTGACAGCGGCCGCCATACTGTTGATATTACCCTGAACCGTAATTTTTGTTAACACAGGTTCTAGGTCGCTTATCAACTTTTCAATATCATCAGGTGCTTTGTCTCCCATATATTTAACAGCTGCTCTAAATGTCGACCTAGTCTCACCTGCAAGTCCAGACATGACTTGTGAACCACCCTGCTGTTTTAGCGAGATATTTACATTTCCTTTTGATGAATATAAATCTGTTTTAGGTGTGGGATTCCCTTCCCACCATTTAACCATTTTGCCATTACCCTTGCCAAAATGTATCATTGAATTTGGTGGTGCGTTAGTTTTTGATCTGATATCTTTTGCAATATTTTCTGCAATTTTGCGACTAGCTTCATACTTTTCTTTTTTTACACCAAATGTATCAGGTGCTTTTTCGTATCCACCATTGAAGGCTATCACAATATACTGTTCCATATCAGTAGCTCCAGTAGAACTACCACCTTCTTCTAAATATGTTTTAAATGTTTTCATATTGATAATGCCCTTTGTACCCTAGAATTTTCAATAGAAACAATGATTCTCAGACCTGGTATTCCCAACTCTTTACTATTTCTACTGGCATCGCTTCGGATTAGAATAGTTGGAGTTTCTCTTGCTGCTTTAACATCAGAAAGTTTTCTAAAAACTTTTGTACAAGATATATTTAAACAATCGTTTTCATAAATAAAATCGTTTTGAGAGAAGGTTCTTTTGACCACAGCACCTTTACCTTCTTTTATATCACTGCCAAATACTACAGATTTTTGCTCAGCATCAGATATTTTAATTTTAGATTCGGGAACCAACTTAACAACAGTTTTGCCTCTATTCATTTTTGGTTTACCAGTAACATCTAAAACTGGTTCTAATGTAACGGAACCTTTTCTTTGTGCTTCTTCTATTTTTCCCTTTATGAAAGCACCATATCGAGTATCTGCAGACTCCCACATTTCAGCATTATCTTGTTTTAAGGAAATCTTGTAAACTTCTGCTCCTATTAAATCAACATCAGACTTTGCACCGCCTGAAGTTTGCCGACCCATTTCTACAGCTTTTGTTACTTCTTTTGCTGTAAATTTAACATTGTTTTTACCAATCAAACAAACATCAATTGACCCACCAGCTTGTTTAATTGCTTTGTTGATACTGTTTATAAAAGTTTCTTCGTTACCTAATCCAGCAGATCCCATTCCTTGGCGTTTTGCTGGTTTGCCTGCAACACGAAAATTATCTATTTTTACATATCCAACGCTGCTGAAGTTTGGATTGTCATTCATTATTCTCGGTTTATAACCAATTAAAACATCATTGATTGTTTTTAAAAAATCAATTCTAGATTTAGCAGATCCATCTTCAAGCAAAACTTTAAATGAGTTGCCTGAAACTTTGACCTTACCAAATTTTTTCAACTGGTTTTCTAAAGCACTTTTGGATATAGGCATCAAAAATCCCTACGTTTGTTTACATATATTTATAATCCTCCCCATCCAAAGTATAAACAACATTTGAAATATCGAATGTTGCGATGGCTCTTGCACAACCAATGCATGGTTTTGCCATTCCATACATCCATCTCTTCGTGTTATGATCTTTTTTAGCTCTTGCAATATATAGAGTTGCCTTGCTTACATCCTCTGATGATACTCTTTTTAGAGCATTCTTAATTGCATCAGTTTCAGCATGGAGAAAGATGGCTTCAGGATTCTTTGCAAACTCAGCCTGAAATGGATGGCTCTTCATTTGACTGAAGCCATACCCTAACACACTATTTTTGAGAATGAGACAAGCCGCAAGCCGACTCGACTTCACAGGTTCTATATCTTGAGCCAACCGGAAGAGGTTGTTAATGATACGACTGTCGCGATCGGTATTCATAACCAAGGTACCATGCCCAGAAATGCTCTATGATCTCTTGCTCAGTCTTAGGAGCAAAGGTATTGTCACCCCACCATAGTAAGGCACGTTCACGGATTGCTTCTTCAAACTCGGTCATTTTCAATTTTCTCCACTTCGATGTTACACTTCTCCAAAAACTGGACACCCTCACACGATCGGTATCCACGTGCAAAATATACCTTTTTAATACCGCTTTGGTATAAAAGTTTTGCACATCCGATACAGGGCTGATGCGTGATAAACGCTATCGCTCCCTCACCACTTTCTGGACTTCTAGCCAGTTTTGCAATCGCATTAGATTCTGCATGCAGTACTTCCGGTTTCGTTTTCAGTTGTGGTTCCAGCATTTGCTTGCCATGGTCGTCAAAGAAAACTAGATCCTCGCATCGATTATCCCAACCGCTTGGTGTTCCATTATAACCGATGCTGATGATACGTTCATCTTTAACAATGACACAACCAACTTGTAGTTTCTTTGCAGTCGAGCATTCAGCATAGACAAATGCTGCCTTCATATGAGCTCGTAGGTGTTTATCTTTCATGTCCATATTGTTCCATAAAGGCTACTGTCAGCTGACCCTCCATTTTTCGGGCCTGAACTTCCCATGGCTGTTTTAAGTATTCTATATTATTGTAATCACGATATTTGCCGTCCTTGCATTTCCAGAGTTTTTTATAACCACCACGAAATCTATCTTTGAGACGACCAGTCGCAATTTGCCACACGTGCACCATTTCATGCATGATGCAAGATATAAATTCCTCTTTTGAAACGGAACGACTCAGTCGTTGATCTATATCGATATACAAATCACGATCATCATCGCCCTGATAACAGAAACCTTGGGCACCTTCCTCAAATGTCTTTTTGAACTCCAAGGTGATACCCATAGAGCGGTGTCGAGGCATCAGCATATCCATACACCACCAGACAACCTCGCTAGCAAGTTCACGGTCTTTTTTAAGACCACCTGTGATGTCTACGTCGATCATTTACCAAACTCTCAGTACAAGTATTGCATAGGTGGTGAGAGTCATCGAGACTCCCACCAACACTCCAAGAAAGAAATCACTCTGCATTTGCATCCTTCATGTATTTTGCAACTACGTGAGCGGCTTGAGTGGAGAAACCACCGATGTGCCAGTCGTATGTACGATAAGGCGTATGACCGAGCTTCCAATCGTAGATCGTGGCTGTAACATACTCATCATCAACGAGAAACTCGAGGTTCCACTCAGCGGTAACCTTATCATCGCCGCTGCTGGTGTAACGAGGCTCACCGAAAACTTCGACGAGATCGTTATAGTTGGTCTTGATGTAACCCACCAGCGAGGTACCGCTAACAGAAGCTTCGGTATCGATCAGTGTGATAGCCATTATGCAGTCTCCTTGAAAAGTTCGTCATACTCGATGTCGGTGATTTCCATCTCGACATATTTCATGAGATCACGTACCTTACGCCTCTCATCGGAGGTCAGCCGCTTGAGCTGACGGTGGATGTGGAGAGGGCTGCTATCCTCTGCGATCCGCTTGAGGACGTCAATCATCGTGGTATAGGTGTAATCCATTGAAGTCTCCTTATCAATCATCATATGTACATACTAACAGGTACTTCAAGGTATGTAAACACTTTTTTTAAAAAAAGTTTTGTTACATATCAAACACTTAGCATTTTTCTACATTTTTTTATCTAGGTTGATGCCGAACTCCAGATCTTGAACAAAAAAACTAGGAATGCTCCCCTCGAACGAGCTGTATCTCAGCTTGTCACTCGCGTACAGATTTGCTTTATCCTCATCCCTTGTATGGCATACATAAATCTCATTTGCCTTATCGTAGACCCGATATACATTTCCAGCTTTACGAACTTCATACATCACACAGTGCTTCCTTTACTTTATCGACTAGATTGTCAAAAGACGCATAGCATCCTCCAACCCACTCACCATCCTCAAACTCACGTATTGATATATTGCCGGCAGTAGCAGTACCACCTATACCGAGTTCACCCTCTTCCATTATCCATAATTCTATATGTTTCACTCTTTACTCCTATGAATTGAACAGAACACTAAAGTCTTTTTTCCCAGCCTTTTTGGTCATCCACTTCATGTTTTCCGCTTCGTCATAGCGCTGACCAAATTCCGCTTTGTCCATAACTGGACGATCATCTACAATATTAGTTTGAGCAGACTGCTCTGCATTGAACAGCCTCATCTTTGCTCGATCCACACCGACAACAAATCGTTTGTGGATAGATGGATCATTGTAGCGATTCTTGAGTTGCTTTACCATAATCTGACCAAGTTGCTCCATCTCTTCAGTTGAGATCAAAGCACACATAAAGTCGACCGTTGCTGGTAGAGCAAACGACTCTGAAGTATCTTCAAGACCAGGATCACTGTTAGTGAAACCTGTTCTATTCAGCTGTGTAGCACTGATAATTGGCAGATTTTTTTCAACGGCCAAACCTCGAAGCTCTTCGGCAATAGACTTGATATAGGTATAGCTGTTGACATTGGATCCGTATTTTAATCTGCTGGAAGTGCATAGGTTGATATAGTCAATGTAGACAACATCTGGTCTGAAGTTTTTTTTGAGACTCAGTTCATTCAGCAAGTGACGAAAATGACCTGATCCAACAGTTGCAGTTGGAAACTCCTTGATGATGAGTTTCCCAGTAGTTTTTTTCTTGAGACGATTGATCTTGTCGTCGTAAATCTTTTTCGGAAAACCCTGTAGTTCATCGAGTGGGATATTGAGTAGATTTGAGTCAATCCTCTCAGCAATTCTTTCTTCTGCCATTTCAAGAGTAATATACAAGACATTCTTGCCATCTAGTAAATTGGATGCGGCAAAGTGACACATTGCTAAAGTTTTACCGACACCAGTACCAGCAAGCAGTACGTTGAGAGTTTTATTTGGCAAACCACCCTTGGTTATCTTATTCATGTACTCAATGTCAAATGGTATTCTATCCTCGACTCGATTATAGAATTCATATCGATCATCTGCATTTTCAATGAAGTCATGGCCGATATGATTGTCAAACGACACACTTAGTGACTCAGCGAGAATGGATGGAATGGCCTCCTTATTATAAGTCTTAGAGTTACCATCAATGATGTTAATAGACTCCATGATTGCATTATATACAGCTCGTTCTTGACAGAACTTCTCTGTATTATCAGTCAGCCATGTGGGGTCCTTTTTCTCGAATGAGAGCTGATCTATATATTCAATCAGACTCTTAAATGTCTGCTCTGGTACGGATTCTTTTTTATTAATCTCAATGAGTAGAGTTTCTTTGGTAGGCAAGCCATTATATTTTGTTACGAACTTATCAATCTCCTGAAACAGGATCTGCTCAGTGTGATCTTGAAAGTACTCAATTTGGATAAATGGTAAGACTCTCCTTGCATAGTCTTCATCAAAGATTAGATTTGCCAGTATCGTCTGCTCTATTCTCACTAGATGTAGCCTCCGTTATGATTTCAACTAAGATGTCGCCGAGTGTGGTCTCAAATTGAGAGTGATCTTCTTCTGTCAATGAATCTAGGTCAATGTTATCTGGTGACTCTAGAATTTCATAATCAAATTTTAGTGTGGCTTCATCATTTTCACTTTCTTGAAATGATACCACATCATATCTGTATACTATACCACAAAATTTATCATCTGTCAATTTGATTCTTGCTAGCTTTTCATCTACATTTTCATCGAATAGAACATCATACTGCAACTGCGACATCTTCACTCTCTTCTTCTAAATCGATTACTTCACTATCAGTTTGACCATACATGAACTCTTTACGAGCTGCATCTTCGAGTTGCTGTAGTATATCATCCGTGAAGTAGTCAGATGGTTTTTCATTAATTGCTTTGCCAAAAACTTTTCTACCATCGGGAAGTTCGTATCGAGTGCTGACCTTTTTAATGATATTATATTTTTCGGCAAGATCAAGCAACCCATAATACCTGTCTAGTCCAGTGCTATAACTTAGTTTCACTTCAACATCTTTGTTCTCTTTAGTAAAGCGAGACTTAATCATCCGGCACCGAATGATATTACCGATAACATCCTTGCCGTCTTTGTCTTTCTTTTTGGATAAAAACACAATCTGTGATGCTGTATACTTGAGGCCAGAACCACCACCCATCTCTTTCATCGGCACATATGAACCGATAACATCATAGACGTGATTGGTAATAATCATTGGAACATTGACTTTTGCAAGTTTGAGATTTAGTACACGGAATGTGGCTTTGATAAGCTGAGCCTTAGTCATGTCACGAGTCTCTTTACCCTCTGTAGTATCTTCAACCTCTTTCGTGGTTGATAGCTGACCGAGAGAATCAAGAACCATGAGCATGGGAGGGCGATCATCAGCATCAGCTTTAGCATAGTTGTCCAAGATCTGGATAGCTGTATGCCGAAACTTTTGAATAGTGTCAGGTTCTGAGACGATGACGCGCTCTGCATCAATGCCTCGTTCCTCCATCATGGACTTTGTAACAGCAGCTTCAGTATCAAAGTAGAAAACAGCACCAGTGGGATTATCACTGAGGAAACGCCGAACCATACCCAGAGCAAAGAAGGTTTTTCCTGTAGCGCTTTCACCAGCGAGCGCAAGTACTTTATTATTTGGGGCACCACCAAAAATGGAGCCAGAAAGAGCGGCATTAAAAATATAAGAGCCGGTATCAATAGTATCGCTAAACTCACTAGAGCCCAGTCCGTCAGCTGCAACATGTGTATTCTCGTCGTTTAGTTCTTTGACAATATTACGAAAAAAATCAGTCATTCAGTAACCTCCTATAAAAGCATATATGGAGAATTATAATTTATAATTCTAAAAAAGTCAATCAGTTTCTGATTTATTGTTACGCCCAAATGTTCCCTGTTGACGAAGTGCTGATTCATTATTTTTTAATCTTTTTTCTTTCACATTCAGCTTTTCATCATTGTACAATGGTTCTTTCCAATTGTCTTCAATATCTAGATTCTCGACTGTAGTTATTTCTACCGTGGCATCTGGGTCAATTTCATCAACGGCAACAATAAATTCTTCTGGTTCATCTTCAGTTTCAACTTCGATTTCATTCCACTCGTCTGCTACATTGACTGCTTTTTTTATCGCTTTTGGTTTTAGCAACGTCATGTTCGCTGCAATGAGCAATAAAACTGCAAGAGGATCAAAAACAAAAATGATAGTGATTATTACCCACCGTACTGCTTCTTCAAGAACTGATTTATTAGTTTCTTCGTAAAAAAGAGCAGCGATATACTTGATAGGTCCTACTTCAGCTTCGAGTTGAAGTTGCTGTTTCTGTAGGGGTCTTGCATTGTCTCGAAGCTGTTTAATTCTGTTGCTCGCATCAGAAATGATTCCGGCGAGTGTGCTTCTTTCCACACGTTGGCTTTCACGCACGGCGATAGAACCCTCTGGCCCTCTAATCCGATCATACTCGATGAGCGTCTCGACAGCCTTATCGAGTTGGCTAATGACTTGTTCTGCATCTTTAATTCTCCTTTGCTCTTGACCAATCTGTTGGTCTATGGATTGAATCTCTAAAGAATTATCTCCCCCAACCAACGTCTGATCGATATGAGCCTTGGATAGAAAACCAAAGATACCCATCGATGTAATGAACATCAGCACTACAACTGCCGATGTTAAATATGCCCTTAATAACTTCGGGCATGTCTTCCAGTTTTGATAGAGCCAGGATGCCGTAAGTAGTTTACCTACTTCGAGCACACCGCCCATAATAGCAATAGGCATTGCAGCGGCAGCAAAGATGGCCATAAGACCAACGATGCTGTACCATGCAGCAACTCCAGAAATGGCAATCGCCACTAGTAATGTGAGTAACGCCATAAACATTTTAGCCCCGAGTGATAGCTAAAACTTTATCTATTGTAGACTGAACTTGTGTGGCTCTATTTGGCCAATGAATATATTCTTTGTCAGCAGTCTTTAAGAGATTTACAAGCAGAGGCATGATTAGTTTTTCCAATTCAGTTATTTTACCTCTTACTTCATCTTGAGCTTGTGCAATGGCAAGCTGCACATCATCTGATTCTTCAACATTTCTTCTTGTCAGAAGAGTGTCAAGCTTATCCTCCAGAGGAGCAAGCGCATTGAGTACCACACGAGTTAAATCATTCTCGTCAATAGAAGGTGGAGTTTCGGTAGCGCTCTCTTGATTTGCTACATATGTAGCTTCATCAATGGCACTGAAACCAAAATCCAAATTTTGATATTCTGCAGGAATGTCAGCCATTAAAAAAGTCCTCTAAAGTGTTTTGTCTTTCCACTGACCACCCGATAGCATCAAGAATATGGCGAATTGGATCTACATAAGATTTATCAAACTGCATATCATAATCAATAAATCTTTTTAAATCAAATTCAGGTGGTAATATAATTGGAAAAGCAATTACATTTTGCTTTGCCGGATTAGGCATTCTAAGATAAGCAAATTTAATCTTATCGCCGTTTTTAATCTCTTCATACTTATTATTTATATTTAGTTCTTTTATGAGTTGATTATATCGGCGAGATGCACGAACGTGAATGGGAACTCCAACACCTTCTTTTTGTTGTTTCCACAGATTAGATACACCACGAGGAAAGGCAACATCCTCTGGGTTTAGTTTTTGAAATTCACTTCTGGCAGTTTTAATAAATTTCTGTACGGCAAATTCGTCGTCATTCATAATAATGGATAGAGTTTTTTCAATGAGCTTGCGACAGACCTGTGGAGTCGAAGACCGTACGGATTCAATACCAGTGATCTTGATTTTTGGCTTTGCATACTGGACACCCTCATTATTGAGCACGTTTGCAATGTATCGCTTTTTGCCAGTAAAGATAACCTTAGACGCAATAACTTCCCGTTTCATGTGCATGCGTTGTTCATAGGCGTGCACATAATTTTTGAGGGAATCATAGGTTTTTTCTAGTAGAGGCTCGATTTTCTGTTCAGCAACCTTATCGATAAATTTACAGATTTTATCTTGATCGGTCTCGTTGGGCATTACCTGCTTTACAAGATCACCCATACGAACATAAAGGCTGTCCGTATCAATCGCAATCACGTAGTCAACTTTATTTGTTTTTAGGACCTCATTAAGATATTTGTTAATGGTGTTTTCGGCCCAACGAATTGTGAGCTGGCCAGAGATGGTAATCGCCTCCGCCATACGAATGTCATAATATCGGAACCACTTATTTGACATAGCACCATAGAGTGAGTTCATCATAATTTTAACTGCCATCTGCTCGTTATCGAACCTGGCAATGTCTTTTTCTATCTGACCTCTCTCGTAGACTTTGTCCTTGGGTGTGTTTTCAAGTTTCTGTTTAGCATCAAGCGCTTTTTTCTTGACTACCGTTCGCTCGTTGTAGAGGCTATCAACGATTTGTGGAAATACACCGTGTGTTTTGGTACTGAATAACTGACCCGTGGATGACACACAGACATCTTTTGGTATTTTAAGGTTTACTTGCTGTAAAAGAGTTTCCACATCCACACCAGGCAGAACACCGTCCATGATAGTTTCAGGCGACATGTTGTACTGCATGATAAGATGCGGATACAGGGAGTTCAAGTCAAATGAACAGACCCATTCATGCATACCCTTCTGTGGATCTTTGACATATGCACCCTCGATACGCCGGTCACCTGAAACCTCGTCCTGTGGACTGAGAACAATATCATGTTTTTTGAGTACATTATATATGTATGTGTCCCAGATTTTCACGGATCCAAATGCGGTAACATATACTGCATTTGCTTTGTGAGCAAGAGTAAGTGCAAGATCAATTAGACCAGTTTTCTCATTCATGCGCTCTACAAGCTGAGTGTCGCGAATATTATAGTCAATGAACTTCTGATGGTTTTCTCGGTATAGGGCCGCAAGGGAGGAGTACTCAGAATAGTCGAGTTTCTTTTCACCGAGAACGACATTCGCTATGTTGTCAAGTTTATATGACTCCTGATTGCCGTATGTGTAACCAAACTTCTTGAATAGAAGCATGAAGTCAAGCTGAGTAGTACCAAGAATATTATATGTAGTATCACGAGCTTCTGGCTTGATATTAAAGAGTGAGAACTTACGCAGTTGATCCTCACCAAGAACACGAGCAATGCGGTTGATGAGATATGGCATATCGAACTCTTCGGAGTTCCAGCCGCTGATAATATCGGGAATATTTTTGTTCCAGTGTGACAGGAAACTTTTAAGCAAAGTATGCTCGTCTTGACAGCGGATATACTCGATCCGTTTGTCCTCAACGATTGAGTTACCAACCTCAAACCCGCCGATGCCCCAAGTATAAAAAGTATCATCAACATTATTTTTAATGGTGATGGCAGTAACGGGCTGCTGTGCAAGATTTGGTTCTGGAAACCCCTGATCGGACTGCACCTCGATATCAATGAAAGTGACATTCATCGTCGATGTATCGGGTACACAACCATCAGGAAATTTTTCTGCTATAAATTGAGCTACATAGTCTCTGTTACCGTACACTCGGAAGTTATCGGCCTCTGTTTCTCGAATGAAGTCCCGACAATCCATCATGGTGCCAGGTTCAATCGTGTCGACGTTAATTCCGTCTAGTGTACGAAATTTTGTTTTGTTACGGGTAGGAACGAAGAGGGTCGGTTTGAACCTAATCTTTTCGACCACTCTTCGCCCTTCGTGATATCCAACGTACAGGATGTCGTTGGACGTCCTCTCAACTGATGTGTAGAATGTTGCCATACTCTAATTTATATCACTTAAGATTTCAAAAGTCAACAATTTTACTCTTCAGTTAGGAGTTCCTTTTTCGCCTCAAGTACTTTACCTCCGGACGTAACCGGGATTTGGCGAGGCTTTTTATGATCTGGGATGATGTTCTTGAGTCTGATGACGAGTAACCCGTCTTTGAGTTCTGCTCCCTCCACTTCGATAGTGTCGGACAGCGTGAAGTGTCTTGTGAATGCTCGTAGAGCAATTCCCTTGTGAAGAAGATTTCCTCCATCTGTCTCCTTGATTTCTCCCTGAACTGTAAGTTTTGAATCTTCCAATACAACGTTGATGTCTTGTTCCTTAAAACCAGCAACTGCTAGTTCAATGGAATAAGTTTCATCATCTTCATGTTTACGAATGTTATAGGGTGGATATGATTGTGGCTTTGCAAAAGCATCTGTACGATCAAGCCGATCAATCTCTTGCCATAAATGATCAAAACCAACAAAGAAAGGATCAAATCTGCGTAGTGCCGCCGCATTATGTGTAACCATTATTACCTCCTATGGTTAGCAAGGTTTATAAAAAAGAGAACCCATAAGGCATTCTCGTTTTATTTATATAGTTATTCTCCTACTAAAGTCAATAGGGGAGCGGGAGGAGATGAACAGTAGGAGAATATGATGATCCCGCTCCCCCTATAACTTACGCTGCTGCTAGAGCGCGATAGCCGGCTGCAACAACCTCACGTGAAGGAGTACCGAGACGATAGAAGCTCTTTGTCTCACCCTTACTGTTCGTGCGTGGATTTGCATAGATAGCAAAGCCCTTCATGCGCAAATCACTGACGGTGGCACGAGCATTACCAACACCGAAACGAGATTCGATTTGCTTTCCAGTGAGAGTTTCACCGCTTTGAAGAGCGGTTAGTACCTTTTCAGTTTTAGTCATAATTAGTCACTTCCTTTTCAGTTTCAAAAAAATGTGGTTTATCCTTGGATGCCTACACGGACCGCCATGGCAATCCTATCGGATATATCTAACCTCAGAACCTTTACACTGCTAGCACCTACACCACAAGGTCGGCTGCTGTCTGACCCCTTTCGGGGTTTCGTCCCTACGGACTCATCAGAGACAGATTGATTAATCATTATGTTTATATACTATCACATCCTACATTGTTTGTAAATAGATTTTCTAATATTTTTTTGTGGTGCCGGCGCACGGACTCGAACCGCGGACCTGATCATTACAAGTGAACTGCTCTCCCAACTGAGCTACGCCGGCAAATTTGGCTCCTCAGGATGGATTCGAACCACCGACCGGACGATTAACAGCCGTCAGCTCTACCACTGAGCTACTGAGGAATAATTCAAAACCTTTCTGGTAAAACGATTTCAAAATTTTCTGAATCGAGCCAACGCTCTTCACCAGTTTTAAGCGAGCGGATTGATTGTTCACCAGGACGCAGTGGTGACTTCCAGTCAGTCACTTCCCACATCTCACCGTGCTCACGAACACGGTTCTTACCATGTCGTGTCAAGCCACGGATTTTGATAATGTCACCCATTTCACGCAACCTTGATGTGCCAGGTAAAGCAAGATTCCATCATACGAACAGTGTTTTCCCAGGTATCAGGAAACTGTGAAACCAGCATGCCGTTAGGGTCGCGACCTATGAATCTATCGCCAATCTTAGTGATACGAACTTCACCGCTCGAGCAATTAACAGACTCCCACGTTTCCGTGGTGCGCCAATCCGATTTCTTCCATTCGCTACACATGTTCATCTCCTTATTCATCATATATACATTCTATATCGTGGAAGATAATATGTCAACCGTTTTTTTGATTTTTTTTATGTAAAGAACTCAATCACTTATAATTTTTTTCTTGCCGATATTGTACTTCGCCACCAGCTCCCAGTCATTTTTCTCTTTAAATGGTAGAACTTTGATCTGACTGATAGGAGCCACTGGGTTATCAGTCTGAGACGGACTCAAGATCTCTACGAGATCCCACTCCTTCAGCAGATTAGCAATCGTGTTCCTTCTAGCAGTATCTGAATCTGACATGTTCGAAGGTTTACCGTCAAGTGCAAATAGCTCCTTGAAGTGCACAATGAAGTACCTTTTCTGCTTGTGCAGAATATGGCATGACTGATAAAGTATTTGTTCTTTTTTAGATGCAACGCCGATGCGAGTGAGAGTCTCTCTGACTTTTAAAAAGTCATCCTCGCTTTTCAGACGCACCTCGACGAGGTTGTTTATATCGAAACTCATTTTTTCAAACCACCCTTCTCAAGCTTTGCTTTTATTTCTTTTATCTGTTGAGAAGACAGAATATCCATGACCTGTTTGGCTTTATCATAACTATACCCATAATACTCTACCACCGCCTCAAGATCATCGTGATGTTCAGTCTTGGCCCATTTGGCAAATCGCCTTTTGGGCCTAATCATATTTATTAAAAATGAAAATTGCAGTTTACTTTCCAGGTGTGAATACATATTCATCACGTTGGCATAGTGAACAGTATCTTCAAAATATGAGAACTGACGGTTGGTTAGATATGGGTTGTATCCCCTTTCGGCTAGTTCATCATTATCAGTATTTGACATGATGTCCTTACCAGAATTTATTGCATTCACATAATCAAATGGATTCATCACAAACACGCTTTCGAAGTTCAGTAGTAGAGAACCTGTGGTCTCTAGTATTAAAATACAGATCAATGCCTCGGCGCTTGCATATGTCTCTACCAGTAAAATCCTTATCTCTATATTCTACACCAAGGATCCTTACTTGTAAATCAAAAGCCTCTAAAATATCTTCAAGATCTTGTTCGGTTGAATATGGAATTATTTCATCGACATACTTTACAGCACTGAGCTGAATGTATCGCTCAACTATTGACTGTACGGGCTTGTTTTTCTCTTTGGGTCTATCCAGTGTTGGATCGGTTTGCAAGGCACATATTAAGTAATCACACTTGCTTTTGGCTTCTCTGAGCATTTGAATATGCCCAGCGTGTAGTAAATCAAAAGTAGAAGCCGTAAGAGCTACTATCATTGATGTGACCTCTTACCATCAAAGACACAAACAAAGTAGCACCCCTTTGCTCCAGCATGAACTCTATGAAATACACCGTCTTCTACAAGAACCATATCACCTTCATTGAAGGGAAAATGCTTTTCATCTAGTTCCATCATACCACTGCCCTCCATGAACATATATACTTCTTCCTGCCCTGGATGAGTGTGGCCAGAGGTACTTTTGTTTGCATTCAAGCGTGTTGAACTAACGATAAGATTATTTAGTAAGTTGTTATCCTTGACCAGATATCTATCGTCTTGCTTTACGATATCACCGCCGATTTCAACTAAGGGAAAAACATTACCAACGTCCCATTTGTTAATATTTTCTCTAATCATTTGAACTCACAGTCTGTCATAATTTCAGTTAAACAAGCGACCAGATTGACTTCCTGATCTACAACGAAAGCAGATTTGTAGGAGTAGTCTGCAATATGAAGAACGAGTTGTGGTATCGATCTTTCGTTTATGTACTCAGAGGAAGTATCATAAAGTTTCCTATAAAGCACCGATTGTTCAATATCAGAGTTCTGGCCTACCCATTTACGCATCTCCTTGAAATTTCGGTCCTTTAAAAAAGAGATGAGTTTTTTGTAATTGTCATCGCCCAGATTGACAAGAATGCCAGTGTCAATATTACCAGTAGCAGAATACCGTTGTAGTTCATTAAGTACCCTCCTCCAATCAGGAAAATGCTTTTTAATCAGTTCTGCAATCACCTGTGGATCAAAAGTCACATTTTCTGATTTAAGAATTGTCTGAACCCGAGACATAAACCCAGATGCTATATTTGGTTTTTCTTTTGTCGGAATCTTGAACTCAATAACCGAGCACCGAGAGTGTAGTGGCTCGATGATTCGATTCTTGAAGTTACATGTTAGAATAAATCCACAGTTCTTGGAATACTCTTCCATAAAATTACGGAGAGCAGGCTGAGTCGACTGAGGATTTAGATAGTCAGCCTCGTCAAGGATTACATATTTACGAGCACCAGTAAGAGATACTGTCGATGCAAAGTTTTTAATCTCCACACGAAGCGTATCGATGTTACCATTCATCGAACCATTAATTACGATATAATCAAAGCCGCATTCTTCCAGCATCGCCCTTGCAACCGTAGTCTTGCCAACACCAGGACCGCCGGTGAGGAGAAGATTTGGCACATAGTTTTTGCCCACGAAGTTGACAAATGTTTGCTTAAGCTCTGCTGGAAGAATACAATCGTCGATCTTGGACGGACGATATCGCTCTACCCACAATTCTTGCATAATATAATCCTTAGTTAAGGTTTGCGTTTCAGAAAATCTGGAATCTTTAGCAGCTCTGCCGTTTCCCAGATCTCTTTACACTTTTCACATTTGGTTCTAGGTTTTTTAGAACCGGTATAATCAGGATGTTTTTCACACTTTACCAATTTACTATTACCGGCTTTCCGTTGCAATGTAGTACTGCAGCTTACCTCCATTAGTTGAGAAGTGGCTGATGCCCTTCGAAGAAATCCGAACAGTGTAGTCTGCTGGCATGAACTTTAGATTTTCGACCTTAAACACCAGATCAAATTCAAGATCGGTTGAACCGACCACAGTGCGGAAAGTATTGGATGATTCATCTTTAGAGTTACCAACAACTAGAGTTACATCACCGCCTGAACCAATCACCGACCAATTTGGAAGTTGAAGAACACTTGCCGCAGCCATTGTTTTCTTGAACACATCATCTTTAAGTTCAAATTCAACGACAATATCAGGCAGATCAAGATCTTTTTCTGGGGCCTGCATAATCATGTTAGCATCAGCATAACCGTAGGTGACTGATGACACACCATTCTTGATCTCGACAGAACGATCACCAAAATCAAAATCAGGTGACTCGAAAATACTTACGGTACTGAGAAACTGATTCAGATCATAAATTCCGAATGGTGTTTCAAAAGAATCATCGACCTCTGCTCGAGCAATAATAGTCTTTTGTGGAGAGATCGTTTTCACAACGTTTCCAGAATTGACATACAAAGATGGATTAATTGAAGTAAAACTCTTCAGAACAGAAAGAGTGTTTTGAGAGATGTTCATTTCTTATCCTCATATAAATGACAAAATTTAGTAGTTAACTCAATAATAATATCACACATAGTAGCTTAAGTAAACAAAAATACTCATTTTAGTTTTTGATTTACATCAGCAGTAGCGGCGGCTCCGATATTTGCGAGATCAATCAAGCTTCCACCAAACACATAAGATCCGGTGTGTGACATATTCATCCACGGGCACATCCAGACTTTGAGACCAATCCTTCTTGACCACTGACAGAACATGTAGTCCTCCGAAAGATAGCGATTAGACTCCTCATCAATCAGAGCATCAAAATAACACATGATCTGTCGTGAACCGTCGAAATTTTCTGATCTCACATGATCTGGTGTGTATTTTAGTTCTGGATATTTTTCTTCGAACTTTTCAAATGTCTTGCGCTGGATCATCATGAATCCAGTACCACCTTCGAGAACTTCGACTGGCTGATCTAGTGGAATCTCATTTACACCATTCGCTGGATTAAAAACATAGTCACCAACATAGTTTGATAGTTTCTGTGGGTTTTGATCCGCAAACCCCTTGTCAACTGCCATCTTGATCTTTTCCCAAGAGATAGTTTTCTTTGGGTAAGGTCCGCAGATAATGTCTTTATCACCTTCTGGATCCGCTAGAGCTGTCAGTGTTAATACATCATTTGGATTGAACCCAATATCTGAGTCAATAAACATCAAGTGAGTATATTTTTCGTTTCTTAAAAACTCATCCACGCAATAGTTTCTCGCTCGTGTAATAAGTGACTCATTGAACAGATAAAAGAAGTCAACTTCAACCTGATAATGTGCACAAAGCTTTGCAAGGTCTACACAGGATTTGGTGTACTGACCTCCACACATCCCACCATACATGGGAGTGGCAACAAATAATTTTCTTTTTCTTAGTTCCTCTACCGAAATCTCAATTTCAGGCATCTACTTCTCCTCATGGTATAGATCATGATTATACATTGCAATTATTGCATAGTGTATAATCTTCATAAGATCCTTTCGGTTATATCCATTTTTCTTGCCGTACCTTTGTGCATACTTCATGATGTTACCAATACAAAAGCCCTCACCATGACCACCGTCAATGATGAACTCAGTTGCTTGGTAATTGTTTGTGGAGTAGTGTTCACCGTAGGTACCATCAATATAGTCTTTTATTTCGGCAATAAGATCGCCTTCATTATATTTATACATCACTTTAAGAACTCCATAAGGGGTGAATTAAAAGACTTGGGAATCGGTCCGTGAACAAAACTTTTCCAGATGTTCGACGGCTTGATCTTTGTTCTTCCATATTGATTTGTGATTTGAAAATTAGCTTGCGGCCAATATTCTTGCAGTTTTAAAGAGCGCTTCATTCTATTATCACCGGCATGAGATGTGTCTGTATTACCACCCTTGATAGTCATGGTTGCTGCTTTGTCAATTAAGAACTTATTGAACAATAGAGTGCAGTAGTATTTAGTATCAAGAACTTGTAGGGAATAGTCTGTGTCTTCAATAACATCATCACGCCACCAGATATCAAGATCATTGTTTACCAGTACACCACTATATACTTGCTGATTGATTCCAACATGATTACTTCTAGAAAATGCAAACATAGTATGTGACATGCCAGCAATGCCGATATTCTCATAAGAATCACAAATAGACTCACAAGCTATAATACACTTAAAAGCTTCACATTTTACATTCTTTGTTGGTGCTCTATATCTAAAAGATGTAATGTTATCATCAAACTGCCAATGAAATTTTGCACCATTTTCAATGGAATGTTGTTTACAATAATTTCTTACATACGATATACCACGGTTATTATGATCCATTTTTAGAACAGATGAGATATCATAGTTCTCTAAGTACTTTTCATATTCTTGTGGCTCAACAACAACATAAAAGGAAATACCACTATTTTTCAACTCACGTGTAGTTAAAGAAACATCAGCTCGACCACGAGACGGAACATATACTGGATACTTTACTGATCCAGTTATATTGTCTATATCGTGAAGCAAAGTTTCAGCTTGCTGTTCTAGCACTAATATAATCCTTTAAATTCCGTTTAGATGACCATCCAAGAGCACGTGTTCGATCCGTTACTACTTTTGCTGACATCCTATTACCTTTTCTTTGAGGTAGCATCTCGATCTTTGTATTGATCCCGAACATTGCTGCAACATCGATAATTGTATATGAATCATCGCACCCAATGCCGTATTCGTCTCCATACCCCTCTTTTCCAACAAGAATAAGTCCATCTATAATATCATCAATATGAGTAAAGTTTCTTTTCTGTGTACCTGGTTGAACGATCGTGAGAGGTTCACCATTTTTTACTTTATTAATGAACATTGCAATTAGAGTAGCATATGGTCCATTTTCAATTTCTCTAGGTCCATATACATTATAAAAATATGTGATGGCATAGTCAATAGAATTCCACTCACAAAATAATTTTACAAATTCTGTGTTAGTCTCTTTTGACCAGGTATAAGGACTTTTTATGTATCCCAAATGCTCGTTTGTAAATTTTGTGCTTGATCCAGCATACACAAGTTTTGCATCACACTTTTTAACAAAGTCGAGAATACATTTAGTACCAATTTTATTGTATTCCCAAACTTTATCAAAATCATCGAATGACTGTTCGACTCTAGAGTATTCACCCAAGTGATAAACAATATCAAAATCAGCAGGTAAATCTGATACATCTCTCGTGTCAAGATTTTTGTACCAGACACCTTGCACATGATTATTTTCAGATCCCGTAAAGTAGTTATCTATAGAAGTTACATCGTGGCCTTGATTTACCAATCTCTCACATAGATGTGAGCCAACAAAACCAGCACCACCAGTCACTAATACTTTCAAAACTCTTTCCTTCCTAATGGAAATTTATTTTCAGAAAAACTTTTATCGATGATCGAGTTATCTGTGATCGGATAGTTATCCATGTTGTCATCCACACCTCGATACAAGTTCATTCCGTAGTTGTCTACTCTATTTAGTAACTCTACATCATCCTTTAAAATTAAAGCATTTTGTCTTGCTGGCTGACCATCTTTAGTCTTGATCGCATCAAGATCAACATGGTGGTGAACTCGACCATACCTCTCAACAAGAGTGACAACATCGGGATGCATCTCAACAAGCATCTGTGACTTTCTCAGCGATGCATCTTCCTCATAGTTATTATAAACTTCAGTCGTGTTACCACCCTTTACAGTACCAGTTCTGGCTTTACCCTGCAGGAATGCATAGATCAGACAAGTACACAAACCATCTTTTAATACTCGAATGGACAGGTCTACATCCTCATTGTACCGACCACGCCATCTGTGCTCAATTTTATTTTGAATCAAAAAACAAGACATGATGCGTGAGTTTAAGATATATGGCGGATATGGATAATCATCAACACAAAAAAACTTGTATTGAAAACCAGTCAGTGCAATATTTTCATAGCGATCAACAAAATCTTCAGTTGCACGAAAGATACCAGAGCCGCGTCGAACACGATATCGCCTGTTTTTGTGCAAGCGCCAGAACTCATAGATATTGTCATCCATTAACCAGTGACGCTCGTGGCCCTCAGATATTGAGTGCTCCCAGCACCAATTACGAGCGGGGCCCGATCCCTTACCATGATTGCTGAATGGCAATACAAGCAATTTATCTTCACCACAAGTCTCAGCATAGTTATCATATTCCTGCGGCTCGATAGCAATTTTATAAGATGTCACACCCATTCGATCTAAAGCACGCATAGTCATACGCTGTTTCCATCGACCCTTTGACAGAATATAAATCGGGTACCTAGTCTCAAAGTTCATTTTCATCTACATATCCATTTTTAATATTTGATTCTCTATCTTTTTTAGGATACCAAACTACAGGAGTTTTATCAGTTAACTCATAGTCGTATAGCTCAGAAAAAGCTTGGCGGTCCTCTTTGGTTTTAAATTTAATGGTAATTTGTTTCCAAGGATCCAGTTTTTGAGTCTCAAACGATGGCATGCCCGCAGCCCACCACTGAAGGTATGGGTTGCGCCACTCATTCTGTAGTTGTTTCTTGTTATATGCTTTCATTTCAGTCTCCAAAAAAGCTAAGTAGACCATCATCTTTTTGTCTACTGTAAATGTATTTAGTCAATTTTGGAACGGGTGCTTCGCCCATTTTATTCATAAATGCTGCATAGTCCTCAAGACAGTCAAAATTGACAAAAAGATTTTGCCACTCCTCAGGAAATTCTGGGTCGACTTGTTTTGGTTTGATATTTGGTTCTTGATTTGATTTTACACCAATAAACGCTGATAGGTCAGACGGCACATTTTCTTCAGCCGTATAGCCTACAAGATCATCATAATCTTTTGATGTGTCAGGTACAGAGTTCATAGTAGACATACTAATATATTCCTTCGTGTTTGTCAATGGTTATTCAAGTACTTATATATTTTTCTAATCTGGTCTAAACGAACTTCAAAATCATTCAGCTGTCTAGTCCTACCAGACGGGTGATAGATCCTCAAGTGGTCCAGATTCATTTTATTTAGTACTTTGCTCACAAAGGATCCTAGAGCAATAATTTTTTTACCTCTGAATGGCTCTAGTCTTGGAGTTAGCAGATCAAATTTTACATTTTTGATATCTGGATCGACATTCACATCATGCGGTATTACATTCTGCCAGTCCCATTCATAGCAACGTGCTGCGTGCATCCAGTCAGTGAGTGTCTGGTATGTGTCTTGCTTGCTGTACTTTTCACCAGAAGAGTACACGCACGTATCCCATCCAGAAGGACAAAAGCCGCAAACCATCACCTCATTACTGAGGCGATGGCGCGGATCAAGAACCCCTATCCTTTCAGCAAAGGATTCTTTGAGGTAGTATTTCTCAATCATTGATTCCGAACAGATCTTTGAAGATGTCGAGAGCCTGATTGGCATCAGAAACTGAAGCCGTAAATCGCCGATCTTTTCTGTCACCACTGCCGACATTTTCTAAGTCTTGCAGACCAAGTTCTTTTGCCCAAGCTTCCAGATTTTTCTTGAACTCTGATTTGCCCAACATGAACGTAATTTCATTTACATCACCATTCGGCATTGTCGTCCAACCAACTTGGACTCCGTTTCGAGTTACACTTTCAAAAATCGTTGAGGTAGCGGTAATCGTGAGCTTGCCACTTCGACCTTTGATAAAGCCATAGTTATCCGTATACCACGATGGCAGACTCTCCAGATTGTCAATTTGATCTTCTTTCCAAGTTCCAAAAATTTCAGAAAACTTCGACATAATAAAACACTCCTTGTAATGCCCAGCAACGGCATTATCGGTTGGTTGCAGTGTGGATATAAGATACGACTCTAAAACAAAAGATGCATCTTTTTCGTCAAGTCTAAACCTTTCAAGATTGCATGCAACAATCCAAAGATCATTGATGTCATAACCCTTCGAGTTTATATGAGACAGACAACGATTGCCACGACCCTTGCCTGTGTATTTTGGTTTTCCTGCAAGGTCCCGATACATATAAACATAGTCACCTAGAGACTCTAGGAAAGCCATGGGGATGGTTTCTGTATTTGTAATGTTCATCATATGATTATACTATCATATAATGCTAATTATGTAAATACTTTTTTATGTAATGTTTTGAACTACTTAGCTTTTTTTCTTCTTCTCATCAAAAGCTTGTATTGTCTCATGGCCCGATCTCTATGGATCCTGTTTGCTCTAGTCTGATAGAGAGTTCCCTGCAAGTGATCATATTCATGCTGGATTGCTCTTGCCGTCATACCCGTATATTTAGTGGTGGTAGTCTCACCGTTCATGTCGGTAAAGCGAATACGAATTGCTCCTGGTCTCTTGATTTTAATGTACAGTCCAGGAAAGCTCAAACACCCCTCTTCGTAGTAGACATCTTCACTGAATGTATCAACTATGCTAGGATTAAACATGCAGATCACACTCTCTCTGTTATCGGGATCCCCGACTACAAAAACAGAAAGCGGTATACCAACCTGTGGTGCTGCAAGTCCTATACCATGATTGTAAATCATAGTTTCACCCAACTGAGATGCCAGTTGATCTGGTGGTATTTGTGGATTCTCAAAATCAAATTTATCTGTGGGTTGTTTGAGAATAGGATGACTATTATCAATAAGAGTATAAAGACCCATATTTATTTCCTCAATATTTTTTGTATTTCCATCATGAACTTTAAATTTGGTGGTGTATAATTTGGGCCCTTCATCACCTTGCCGTCGTCACGGTGAATGGGATTTCCGTCTTCACCTAACTTGCTCATATTGCTTCTGTGAACTTCAGCAAACATCAGATCAAGATTGATTCCAAAAGAATGCCCAGCACCATATACTACATAGAGAAGGTCAGTGAGTGCATCAGCAACTTCAACAATGTCTTTATTATCCATTGCTTGCTTTAACTCTTCTAGTTCTTCGCGGATGAGTTCATATCTTAAATCGGATACACTAGTCCATCCAGGGCAAGTCTCAACATCTTGCCCAAAAGCTCTCATGAATTCTTCAACGCGGCCGAAGTTTGTTTTCATCATAAATTCCTATACTCAAAATTATAGCTCTCTGGATTATCTGCAATCATGACTGCACCATTGCGCTCATGGAATCTTTTAGCCATTTCTGTCTTAGGAGATAGCGTGACAAATCGCATAACTTCAGGTCTCTTCTCTTTAATCTTATCTACAGCTTTAAATATAATCTCCCTGCCATATCCTTTTTCGTATGACCAAACAGTATAAAAAACTGCAATGCGAGGAGGATCAGAAAAGTCCGGAAACTCTACAAGTTCTCTTGTAGTGGTAGGAATAAAATCATTATATGAAATACAGATGCAGGCAAATGGATCACCTGTCATCTCATTTTCAATGCAATAAAAATCCTTGTTGGTAGATACTCTAAAGGCATAACTGAGATTTGGACGGACTGGGTCATCTTGAACTAAATGAGCTCTATCGGGTGTAACACTGTGTAAAATCATGCTGCAATCCTACTGAAGTTTTTATGTTTTTCAAATTTAATTACAGAACGAAACTTGTCTTGAAGAATATCTCCCTTATGAGAAATTACAAAGACATTGGTCTCCTTGCCAAGTTCGTTTAATAATTTTAAGAACTCATCACAGCCGTTTGAGTCTAGTGAAGCATCGAACACCTCATCCAGAATTAAAAGGTTGGTGTTTGTCGAGTTCTTCATCTTTGCTATGGCTCTCCATGTAAGTAACAGAGACAAATCAATCCTCATCTTTTCACCCTCACTGAACGATGCATAACTGAAAGAATCTCTGTGTCTGGACTTTATAGTCTCTTCAAAATTTTCATTTAACTCAAAACTCACAAAGAACTCCATAGCAGCCAAGTATTTATTCACTAACTTGTTCATTACGGGTACATACTGTCGAACTATTTGAGTCTTGATACCCTTGTCTTTGAGTAACTCAGCGGCAACATCCAGAAGTTCTTTTTCGTGAATCTCATTCTCTCTTTTCTTTTCGTATCCCTTGATCTGTTTCTTGATATCGTTTACTTTTTTATTCTCATCTTTAAGATCAGATACATCATCCACCTCTGTATCAATATTGGTTCTGAGTTGCTTGATGTATTTGTTTAGAGATGAGATCTGGTTATTACTATCAGATACCTTTTCTAAGAATTCTTGTATCTGCTTGTTTATCTCCATGATGTCAAGAAGTCTTTGATTCTCTCTGTCTAGCTCAATCTGTAGCTTTTCGAAGGCTTCATCAACCTCTAAGATTTTACTCTCATTTTGATTGACCTTTTTAGATTTGATTTCATCATCTATATCTTGGTCACACGTAGGGCAATGGTCATTATCTTGATAGAACTTGATTTCTTTTTTCAGTTTTTTAAGCTTTTCCTCAAATTTAGACTCAATTTTAAGAATCTCGTTCAGCTTTTTCTGCACGGACTCTTCATCATTTACAGACTCCTGTAACTCTTTCACAGAAGAATTATTGTTGGTGATGTCAACTTCAAGTCGACTGATTGCCGATTCGCTCTTTTCAATCTCGGCTTTGAGACTATCAATTCTTTCTTTGTTTTTTGACTGCATCTCATCAATATATTTCTGATGGACTTCAAGCTTCTCTTGCTCCAAGTCAATCTTGTACTTGATGTCTTTCAAATTATTTTTATTCTGCTGCAATTTCTCTTTCAGCAAAATATTCATGGAAGTGAAGATCTTGATATCTAGTAAGTCTTCAATAATCTCTCTACGAGCACCCGTGGGTAACTGCATAAAGGGAACAAAAGAAGATGAACCCAATATCACGATTTGAGTGAATGAATTAAAATTCAGTTTTAAGATATTTTGTTCAAGATAATTCTGATAATCTCTTACTGAAGCTGTCTGATTTATCAGAACATTATCTTTATAGATCTCGAATACATGGGGTTTCATACCTCTTAATACTCGATACCGAGATTTACCGACAGTAAACTCTGTCTCAACCAGCATGTCTTTTTGATTAACTGAGTTCATTAGCTGGGGTTTATTTATTTTTCGGAATGGTTTACCGAATAGAGCAAAGCACAATGCATCCAGCATCGTGGACTTACCCGCACCGTTTTCACCAATAACCAGAGTGTTTGGACTCTTGTCTAATAGAATATCAGTCCACACATTTCCAGTAGACAGAAAATTCTGCCACCGAACATTATGAAAGTGTATCAATTAAAGCTCCATATTCTGCGCTTCTGTATATAAATTAGCAAACAGTTGGTTTAGCTTTGCTTTATCTACTCGCGTATCCATCTGATCGACATACTTGTAAAGAGATGTTAAGGTATCTTCAGCTTCACTGATAATCTCTTCTTCAGTCTGCTGATCTAGATTTTTATGATCATCTACTATTGATATGTGTGCAGGATCCGCTTTGTATAAGTTATCCATTACAATATCAAACCAATAGGGATTATTTTTATTTTGAACAATTACCTTGACATAGGTATCCTTATAAGAATCAAAGTCGTGTTTCTCTAAAAGATCTTCGAGTTTCACATCTGTATCATCGTACCATATCTTATTAAATATTCTATATGGATTTTGAATAAATGTCAACTCTCTTTTAGTAGAATCAAATACGTGAAATCCACGCTGATCATTATAATCATTCCAAAACATCTCGTACGGATTACCAAGGTAGTGAATGTTTCCCTTTGATGATTTGGTGTGAAAATGACCAGAACACACTAGATCAAATTTATCAAAAAGTGCAGACTCAAGTCCGTGTGGATTTGGCATGCCCCTGTACATATCAAAGCCTCTCAGCTCTAAATGACCGAATAGCACTTGAGATTTTGTATTCTTGATGAACTCCATGGACTCGCCGTAGTTACCATTGCTGATCCAAGGAAGTAAAGCAACACTGCAGTCATCAAATGTATAGTCTATAGGCTCTGCATAAAAGGTAATATTGTTCTCTTTAAACAGTTCATTCATGGCATTGACTTCGTTCGTATTACGATATGGAATATCGTGATTACCAACAATACCAACCAGATTTATTTTGTTATCAATGCACGGCTGAACAAAGATTCTTTTGAACTCTCTGAGTGTAACGTAACTGATGTATTTTCTTCGATCAACAATATCACCAAGATGAAAAACAGTGGTGATATTGTTGTCAATCAAGTATGGAAAGAAAATATCATTATAAAACTTTTCAAAATACTTAATATAAATTTGGCTGTCATTGCGAGCACCAAAATGAGTATCCGTTATAATTGCAGCTTTCAATTAATTCTCCATAAGAACATCAACTGCTGTGGTGTTTTTGTTCTTTTTTCTACGCTTGGACTCTTCAAATGATTCAATAAAAACATCTACGTGCTCTCGAGACCATTCATTTGATTTATTAGAATTAAGATATGATGAAGTGTCGTGATCTTGAACATTGTGATCCATGTTCATAATAGACATCTCATCTGTCATTTTGTACTTTGTGTACAGGTGTTTCTTTTCTTTTTGAATACGTCGAAGAAATGCATAATAGATAATCTGCGTAAAGTATGCAAATGGATTCTGAGATTTTTCCGGATCAAAGTTATCGATATACTGCAAGCAGTTCTCGATACCGTCGGAGATCATCTCTTCCTTAAATGTATAATTAATAAAGTTTGGCTTGTGTGAAAGATGTACAGCAATTTTCATGAAGCACTCTCCGATATAAGGAGTCACTCTTGGTCTCTCTTTTTCTAAACTTGCTGCTTCATTCACCATGTTTTTGAACTCTACCATGGCTGCCAAAAATTCTTTATTATTAACGTAGTGCTCTTTTTTAGCTTTTGATGTTCTACCCATTAGTGCACCACAATGTTTGTGTTTGAATATCTTTCAAAGAAAGCTTGTGTGACTTCATCATTATCTGCCTCATCATGATTTGTTTCTACATTAAAATTTTGTTCACGCTCATCCTGGTCCTGGATATCATCAAGAGAATTTAAGCAACCAAGATAGTAGTCTTGCATATCTTCAGACGCATTTGAATGAATGAGTATATTTGACATCCTTATTGAGAATATAACTTCGTCAGTAAACGGTATCCACTTTGCAACTTTAACTGAAGCTCCGCGATATGTGTTGTAAACAAACAGCTGCAGTGGTTTGTAAAGAACTGCGTATTCATCATCGAGACTATCTACCATAGATATAATATGCTCTCCACTAATAAGCTTGAAGTAATTTATAATTGGTTTCATTGCTTTTTCCTTAGAGATTTATGTTATATATCTTATATTCAAATTCTTCTTCGTTATAGATCTTTACTCTTTCTGAAAAGTGCTTGAGTGTATAGTTTACTTTGCTTTTGTGCCTCAAGTCGTCGGCAATGTCAAAAAGTGTTGCCTTATCTTTTGCATCACCCTTACGTAAGCCTCTGCCAATAGACTGAAGATTACGTATACGAGACTTAGTGGGAGAAGCAAAAATAATATTATGAAGATTCCTGATATTAATCCCAGTGCTGAAGGTGCCGTACGAGGCAATGATAATCGCGTTTTTCTGCCCCTCAGTAATTGCCCTGATTTTTTCGCGAGTCTCTGCATCAGTGCCTCCATAGACGAAGAAAACTTTTCTATCGTCTTTAATTGCTTTTGATATGTTATCATATAATATTCTTCCGTGTTTGTCAACAAATTGAAATAACAAAAGAGTATTACCATTGAGTGATAAGGTTAAATTTTGTATGAATTTATTTCTTCTTTGATTGCTTACAATAAAATCAACTTCATCTTGATATTTCATTTTACTGACAAATTTCTTTTCTTCATCAGTATATTTTAGCACCAAAGCTTTAATCTTAAAATTAGCCAGATGATCTTGATCGATGAGCTCACGGGTTCTAACAAACTGCTTTACTCTGCCAAACAGACCTTCAAGGACTAACTTATGAGTCTGTGTTCCATCAAGCGTTCCAGTAAAACCAAAACGATACTTGCAGTCAATGAGTTTTGTCATAATAGATGTGAGCGATTTTGCTTTAAACAAGTGACACTCATCTCCCACAACAACATCATATTGGGCAAAATAATCTTTTCTCATTTTATAAAGTGACTGCCAAGTGGACACCACAATTCTTGCATCTGTATTTTTATCTTGTCCACTCATAATCATATGAATGTCATCACCATCAGATCCGTACTCAATAAAGTCTGATCTCATCTGATGAACCAACGAGGTGGTCGGTACAATGATAAGGGTCTTACAATCACCGTACCACTGAGTCAGGAGCCATATAATGAATGACTTGCCCGAAGCAGTTGGAGAAACAAGTAGACCACGATTATTTCGTACGAGATGAACGAAACTATCCAGCTGATAATCACGAGGACTGAATTTAGTTTTGAGTTTTTGTATAAATTCATTTGCTTCTTTTACAGAAAAGTTTTCTCGTAATCCAATATCATCTTTAATATCAATTTCATAGTCTCTTTCATCAGCAAAGACTTGAACATACGGTAATAGACCAAGATACAATTCCTTAGTCATTGCATTATACAACCGCATCTTACCATCCCACATGCGATTGCGATATGCAGGCATAAACTTTGCACCTGGTACAGTAAACGTAAAGTAATCAGACAGTTCCTGACGAATTACAGGTTCTGCATCCACTTTCATATATACTTCATTTGCCTTCGAAATAATCAAGGTATTCCCACGTATATCATTCTGTTCTAATAATAAATTCGAAGTACTCCATGCTGCTTTGGACATTTGTTCTCATTGTTATTTTGTCCATAATATAAAGCATCACTGACCACTCGTGAATTTCAAAAAATCTAAACTATTCTTAATCACAAAACCTCTTGTGTTTACTGCTTTCAGAATTTCCTCTAATACATCAACCATTTCCTGTTGGTACGCAATTTTCGTATTCAACTGGACCATTTCAGAATCACTTTCTACATAATAAGAAACCTCGTTCTTTAACCTCTTAAACGGATATGGCTCTCTTCCAAGTTCTGCCAAATCTTCTGGATTATTTAAGTCTCCACGATAGTAATCCATAAGCCTTTGATGCAGCTGTTTTTGCTTCATCTTGAAGGCACGAAGCTTCAATCTCTCATCAGAGAAATGCTTCAAATATTTACCATGTAAGAGAGGGATGTTTAGACTTTCTCGTGATAGCTCGGTTTCATCAATCTTTACATCCTCTTGCCACATACCAATAATATCTTCAATTTTCATATACCGAAACTTTCTCCACATCCACAACTTGATGTTGACATTGGATTCTTTACCGTAAGAAAAGAACCACCTAATTCATTTACGTAATCAACCGTACTACCTAATATATATAATTCCGCTACTGGATCTACCACAAGCACACCATCAATAGGATCACTCCATTCTATATCTGGGCTATCAGATTTAAGTCCCCATGTGTATTGAAATCCAGCACATCCTCCACCCTGTACACCAAGTGATACAAAATCATCACCGCGTACTGAATTAAGATAATCTTTAGCAGATTCAGTAATAGTAACCATTTAATACCTCATAAAGTCGGCTCAAGGCCTATTATATCAAGGTTAGCTGAAAAGTAAACAAATTATACGGTATTATTCACCGTAAATTGACGATACCTAAATGTTACCTCTGCTTGCAGGTACTCAATATCTGTTTGTGTTACATCAAAAGCAAGTGGTGATAGCGATAGGGGAAACATATCTTCAAAAGAAATTCGAACGATTGGATTATTATTTGAAGACAAAATAATCAGAGCTCCATCAGAGTATATACTTGCTCGTGATGTATCTAGATTTTTGTACTGTCTGAAATTTTCTGGATGACCCAGACCGATAATCCAGTTATATATCTCCAAATAGTTTTTCATCTCCTCATCTACTCTGAAAGTAAGAGTAAATGGTTCATATGAAATCTTGTCTCCAGGTCGAGGTATGTTCACAAATGGATTGGTTTGAATTGCTTCTACCATAGATATTGTTGGTAACGTTGCCGCTTGACAGAAGTACTCTATATTCGGTGCTCTATTTAAAACAAAACGGAATCCAAGAGGGGATAAAAAGTTGAGATTTTGAGTCAGTGTTTCAGACTCAAGAAGATCAACTCCAATTTTTGGTATCAATGCCATTTTTTAATCTCTTCTATAAATTCTACCGTTCTATATCCACGGTGATTGTCCGAATAACCAACTTGTACTTCTTTTATTACTGCTTCGATATGATCTTTCCAGAAGTTTAAGAATCTGTGAACTCTAGGTATTTCTGGTATGATATCGTCAGTCTGCCAGATAAATTCCTGAACAATGTCATTATAGTCTGGCATGTAATATAAGATCTCTACAGTAACCACATTTCGTTTTAAGTATATCATGTACTATTTATATAGATCAATATATAAAAAAAAGAGGGGAGCCGAAGCCCCCCTCTAAGTTTCATCGAAACCGTATTGTTTTTATTACATTAGGTTTGCGACAGTAACAATGCGGTAGTAGATGTTCTTATCATTCACCGCAGTGCTGACGGAACCATCAGCGGCTGTTGTTGCGAATGGATTTGCGACCATGCCGTAGCGTGTCTTGAATCCGATTTTTGGCTGGAAGGTGTTTTCCCCAACTGCACGGACCATCTGTAGAGGTACATATGGGCAGTAGAAGAGACCTGCATCAAATGCGCTGGACCCCTTGTATCCAACAGTTGCATACTGGTTACCAGATGCACTGGTGAAGTATGGATCAACGTAGACCTTCATGCGGCCATTTAGGACACCCGCGAAGGTGTTGCCTGTGTCGTCCACATTTAGGTTGGCGCTGAGAGCAGGTGTGTAGTCTAGGACACCAGCCATCTGAAGAGCAGATGCAACATCTGAACCACAGATTAGGATGTTACCCTTACCGCGACGTGTTGACTTCGCGATCTGGTTGGCTTCACGCTCGAGCTGGAAGACCAGACCCTTGAAACGCTCTACACTCCAGCGACCGTTAGCATCGACGTCGAGGTCAAATGTACCAGCCGTTGTTGTGTTGTCCTGAGCACCAGTAGTAGCGGTGTAGTTAATTGTACGAACAACCTCGCGGTTGATTTCGGCAAGAATCTCAGCGGAAAGAATGTTGCTGAGTTCTGTTTCGGCGTCGAGACCGTGGATGGCTTTTAGATCCTGAGCCAGTTCCATGGTGTACTCTGCCTTGAGTGCCCGAGACACTGCAGTTACGGCAACCTTCTCGATGGAGAAAGCCATCTCGCCGAATGCGTTGGTAGAACCGTCACCAAGAGCTTCAGCCTCGGCAGTTGTCATGCCGGTTGTGACTGTGTAGCCAGAACCTGTTGCACGAGCAGTTGGATCCGAACCAGCCTGAACATCACCAGCACTACCGTCGATGACGGAACGTGAATTGGTGTTAGCAGCGGCAGAAGCAGAGTGAGTTGTATTGGCTTCGTTGTAGAGAGCCTCTGTACCACCCTGTGAGCTGTACTGCGGACGCATTGCAAAGATAAGACCGGTTGGGCCTGTCATTGGCTGGACGCCGCAGACATCATATGCAATGAGGTTTGGCATTGAACGCCGAACCAGTGAGATTAGCACTGGATCGAAAATATCGACGTTACCGTCAGAAGCAGTGGAGCTTGATGCACCCATTGCGTTCGTTGGCGCGGCTTCGCCGAGTAGTGATGGCATCTGATAGCCACCGGAACCGAAAGCAGCTTCACGTGAAGCCTTTTCTTGGTTTTCTAGAAGAGTAGCAGTAACGGCCCGACGATGAGAATCCTTAATCTCGCTGAGGTCTGGATGCTCAATGACTGGCTGCCACTTCTTCTGTAATTCTTCAGATAGAAACATTTTTGTTTTCTCCTTACTGTATTAATCAGCCTTCATAGATTATTTATAATAATATTAATTTTTAGCAGATCTTGAAATGGCATTCATGTACACTGCCATAGCACCTGTAGGACCTTGGTTCTCTTCTTCAAGAGAAATGGGACCATCTTCATCATCGACAATGACCGTATCGGTCTCTTCATCAATATCAAAATATTGTGACTTTAACATGCCGATTTTTTTACGAAAATCATCAGCATTATCAAAATCAATTCCTTCAGCAAGTCCGCGAAGCTTTTCGATTTGAGTATCAGTGAGTTCGTCAGTTGCTTCTGTAAAGATAGCATCTTTCTCGAATTCTTTGATTTTACCGATTAGATCAACATTCTTGTCTGTTTCTTCGTTAAGCTTGCCTTCGAGCTCATCAACCTTAGCAATGAGTTCCTCAACAACGTCAACCTTCTCTTCTGGAATGTCGACATAATGCTCTTCGAATAGACCCTTAAGGCCTTTGAGGAAATCCTCAACCATATCGGCGCGAACACCCTTTTCAATGGCGAGTTTATTTTCCTCAACCCATTCCTGAACTACGTAGTCAAGATATGAGTCAACCTTTTCTGTAAGTTCATCAACAATTTCTGTGCGAGTTACTTCGACATCAGATTCTGCTTCAATCGCAAACTTTTCAATCTGCTCGTTAACTTTTGAAACTACAGCGGCTTCGAAGATTGTTGTAACCTTTTCTTTGAACTCTTCATCGAGGTCTGAGCCGTTGAACATTGCATCAACGTCTTCCTGAACATCGATATCATCAGCTGAAATAGAAGCGAGTTGACGTGGAGCTGAATCAATGATTTGCTCTTTTGCATCGTCTTCACTTTCGACTTCTTCGCCGTACATGGCAGCGTTGATTTTACCATAAGCAGCAGCAAGATCACTTTTCTTCATTGAATTCATGTTTTGAACCATAGCATTGATCATACCAGCTTTTGTACCTGGTACCTGAACTTTCTGTATGGGATCGCCTTTGCCTTTTGGCTTTTCGTCAGTCTTTTTTGTCTGGGGATCTGGAATTTCTGAAGGATCGCCAGCGGAAGCCTTGAACTCTAAAAGATCTTCATCGTCTGAAATCTCTTCAGGAGTATCAAGAATCTCCTCAACGTCCTCCATTACTTCTAAGTCTAGTTCGGACATCTGTTTTATCTCCTTATGAAAATAAATTTCTCATTCATATTATTTATAAAAACACATCTTTTAGAGTTGCTTCAAGAATCTCTCAAAGGCTGCAATCTTTGCTTCCTGTAAGTTCTTCTTAGAAACCTTTCTGATCATTTCTTGAGTTTCCTCAATGTACTGTGGAACCCAACGATCATCAATTTGTAACCACTCAACTCCCTCCATAATACCCTCAACGAAAGCATTGGGAGCTGAAGGATCGGCTACAATATCAGCTGCAGTTGCAAGCTGAAAATCTGATTGAACCATATTTGTACCATCTCTACCTGGCTTGAGAGTTCCCATACCGCGTGATGATACACCGAGCTTGGCGCCCTCGTCCATGAGGTTCTTTACAATCTTACCCATAGGCGTCTCAGTCATGATCTTTGCCTTACCCATTACGTTATTGCCGTCCTGGTGAAGATCTTTGATCATGTGTGATACGCGCTCTAGGTTAATTGTTGGACCTTGTGGATGACCCAGTTCGCCGTAAGCTCTATTTTGCTCAACGTACTCTTTATTGTATCTCTTTACTTCTTTCATTAGTGTTTCCATTGGATACATCCGACCATTACGGTTCTTGATGTTACCCTGCATAAAAACACCCTCTATGAAGTAGTTCTTACCACCGTCTTCCTTGGCTTCGGTGATGAACTCTACATCCGTTTCTAGCATTTCGGTGATAAGTTTCATAACATGTTCCTATTTCTTTTTATTATTTATAATCAATAACCCTGTAAGACTTTCAATCCCATCTTTCGACCAGAACTATCGTGCTGAACCATGATCATGAAATCGTGTTCTATTCTACTGGAGATCCATAATGAACATCTTTTAAATCTTCAGCAATCTTATCTAGATTTGATAAGAATTCTACGTTGTGTGATTCAAATGTTGAACCGTTTGAACGAAGATTCGATAATTCCCACGATATAGAACTAAGAGCTGTGTCAATGGAGGAATTGAAACTAAAATTATTTGGCCAAGTTTGATACATTTTTTTATACCTTATACCTGATATCTTGAAGGCGCATTAATGGTGTCGACAGTAACATCAAACATTTGGTGCATCTCCAGTTGATGTAAGAGAACCAGCACTGATTGTGAAGTCGCCACCCGTTCCGGCATTTAGAGCAAAGTTAGCTGCAGCTTCACCAGCATCTAAGTGTAAGTACATGAGTGGAGAGGAGCCAGTCGGCGTTGAACCATCGGATCCGAGATCAACTGCCGCGCCAGCAGCGGAATAAAATTTTCTACGATTTGCTTCTACACTAAAATCAATATAAGAATTATCCATCCAAAACTCAGCCATTGAGCCATAGAAAGGTAGATGTGTAATCTCAGCAGATCTACCAATCTCGAACGAACCTGTAAAATCAAGTGTATCATTAACAAAGTTGCTGGTTAAAATGTCACTAGAGTCATTGATGTATATATGTCTTGCACCTGTAGCGAGATTTCCTGAGCACAACATATGATTCCAACCACTATTCAATACACTTGTAAACCCAGAGTTTGTTTCTATGAACAAAATATTCGTACCACCTACATTTCTGCCAACGAGAGTCATCCTGTTCGACTGTGCCGTTGGACTTCTTTGTAGTAAAAATTTATTTGATGAATTAGCTCGTATAGTAAAGACAACATTAGTGGCTTCATCTGCATCGGCCGCCATTTTAAACCATAATGAGAAAGCCCATTGTTTGCCATCTGACATTCCACTCAACCCAGGAGCAGCTCTACTTAAAGTAGTGCTTCCATCAAAGTTTGCATTATCAATTGTAAAACTTGGGCCAGCGCCACCACCAGCAGAAATAACCGCTGCTGTCTGGGTGGTAATGATAGAAGATGTGGGTCCTGGACTGAGTCCGATTTTCATAATATTACTTTCTTAGTACTCTTAGTACAACCCTATTACTGAATTAGCAGTACTCGATGTTCTCATTTTACGAACACGAATGGGTAGAATTGTACCAGCGGGAACAGCTGTAAATGTTACTGTGTTTCCTGAAACCATATCAGATAGTTCGACTACTAAATTACCGGTCACACCAACATATACAGCTCTCGTAGTGTGATCTGTATTTGCAGATTCGTTTGCTGAAATAGCAAATGCTCTGGTTGCTGGATCTTCTGGATTTGTGTAGTAATATTGAAAGGTATCATTTTGATTTGGCATAATATATCTCCTTACACCGCTGCTTTCGCAAATTGAACCATCGCATCGAAAGATTTTTTATCCTTCATTGCTTCGACTTCCATACGCTTTCTGTTTGTAGAATTAAGTTGGCTCATAGCATTATTAAGAGACTCGGCAGTCACCTTATCAATTTTTACTGTCTTGCCATCTTTCAGTCTGAGATTACCAGCCTTAAATGCTTCATCGACAAGTTCAACTTCTTCTTTAATCTTCGAAGAGCCTTGCATTACTGCAGCTTTTTCACCACCTGACTTACCTACACCCTTGTATGAGTCACCACCGTGACCACCCATCTTCATGAATTGGTTATAAGTCTTTAGAATCGGCTCGCCTTTTTCCTCAGCACCGTCGTGATCTTCACCGGTCTTGCCTGTTTTACCCTTTGAACGATCGCCAGTGTGCTGTGCATCAGGTGCAATGGGATGA